GATGACGGAGGGGTTGAGATATGAGCACAGCCCGCCGTTTGGTTGCCGAAGCGATGCGCGCGGGAGTTGTATTTCAATTTCGCGGCGATCGTCTGCGCATGATCCCGAGGCGAGGCGAAGCGGTTCCTGCCGAGCTTGTCGAACAAGCCAAGGCGATCCGCGCCGACCTGATTTCCTACCTCACAACCCCCGCACCCGTCGCTGAGCAACCCGCCCCGCCGTGGGGCGCGGAGGATTGGCTTTATGCCTTCGAAGAGCGCGCGGCCATTCTGGAATACGACGACGGCCATAATCACGCCGAAGCCGAGCGGCTGGCACGGATCGAAATCACCGCCATGAAGCGCCGGACGATCCATTGATGAGCAGCGATGAACAGAAAACCAAGATTCGAGTTGGCGCGACGCCGAACTCATGGAGACAAGTCGATGACTGACGAACTGCCCCAAGACTTTTCCGACGCCGCGCTCGGCTTCCTGTCCTTCGCTGACGAGGCTGGGCAGATGATGGCGCAAGCCGGCATTCTTGAAATCCTCCAAAGCGGCATGCCTTTCGACAAAATGTTTGCCTCGACATTGGCCACGGCGCGCGAAGCGATCCGCTTGCTCACCTCCGACGCCGGGCTGACCGAGCGGGAAGCCCGCGCGGTTATGGCGCGGGCGCTGGCGGCCGCTGAAGGCGAGATCGAACGCATCATTGGGAGCTTCCATGACTCAGCCGCGACGCCCCACTGACCGCGCTCGCTCACTCGACGCGTTGCTCATCGTGGCCGACGCCTGCGCCAAGGGCCGTGCCGCGCCCGCCAGCGCCGCTGAATGGTTCGCCGCGTCCATTGACCGCTTCGTCACCTCAAGCCTATCTCTGGACGCCGCCATGGGTTTGCGGCCCGGTCCGGGCGAGCGTCACCCCACAACTCTGCGACGCACGACAGAGCGCGACCGCGCGCTCGGCATTGCCGCCATGCACTTCGCCGAACCGAGCCGCCGCGCCGTGGCGCGCCGATTGGCTGAAGCGCTTCGCCGTTACGAGGCGACAGGGTGGCGCCGGGACCGGGAATGCGAGTCATGTCCGCACGATCCCTCGTCGCCTGCCTCGGCGCTCTGGCATGTTCTGAAGATGAACCGTGGCGAGCCGCTGACCGCTGAACGCATCCGAAAAATTTGGGGCGAAAACTCCGGGTATTCATGACCCATGGCGCCGGCCAGAGTGATCGGGAATGACGCGCGCTACCGTGGCGCGCACATGGAGTTCCCGAAATGCCTCAACCGATGACAATCAAAGAAAAGCAGCACTACGCACGCCAGCTTGCCGAATCGATCACCCCTGACACCCCGCCCGAGCGCGTCCGCGAAATCGAGGAAGAGCACGCCGGCTTGATCGCCGAGATCGCCAGCCACGCAAACCGCTCGCACGATCTTCTGTCCAGCCATCTTCGATCCCACGGTGTTGATCCCCGTAATTTCGATCATCTGCCGCCGATCGCCCGAAACGCCGCGATGTTCGATGCGCTGGCCGACGTCAGCAATCGCGCCGGACCTGTTCAGGGTGTTGTTAACCTCGATCCCATGACCGGCCTCAGCCGGTCGGAAAGCCGTCGCGACAACGCCCTCGGCGAAGCACTCTATGTGCGCCTCAACCCGTCGCATCGCCCTTCCGAAGCGGCGCGCCAGTTTGTCGGATTGACCATTCCTGAGCTCGCGCGACGCTCGCTCAATCTCGCAGGGCACTATTCGGCGGGCCTCTCCGCCGCCGAGGCCGTGACGCGCGGCCTTCACACGACAAGCGATTTTCCGCTCATCCTCGGCGACGCTGTCGGCCGTGTTCTGCGCGCTGCTTACGCCACGGCGCCGAGCGCCATTGTTTCCGTGGCGAGGCAGTCCTCGGCGCCGGACTTCCGGGCTCGCCGCTCGCTTCAGCTTTCTTCCGGGCCCGGCCTTGAGAAAGTCAGCGAGGCCGGCGAATTCAAACGGGGGACGTTCGAGGAAGGCGGCGAGACCTACAAGCTCGAAACCTTCGGCCGCGTGTTCGCCATTTCGCGCCAGGCGCTGGTCAATGACGACCTCGGCGCCTTCACGACTGTCCCGCAGCGCCTGGCGCAAGCGGCGGCCGCGCTTCAGGCGCAGAGCCTTGCCGATCTGGTCAACTCGAATCCGACGATGGCGGACGGCAAATCCGTCTTCCACGCCGATCACAAAAACATAGCCGCCTCAGGGGCCGCGCTCTCGGTGGATTCGCTCTCCGAGGCTCGGCTTGCGATGCGCTCGCAGAAAGGCCTTGCCGGTGAACTGATCAGCGTGACGCCGAAGTTTCTTGTCGTGCCGCCGGCGCTCGAAACGACCGCCGAAAAGCTGGTCGCGACGCTCACGCCCGTCGCGACAAGCGAGGTGAATCCGTTCGCCGGCAAGCTCACCGTCATCACAGAGCCGCGCCTTGTGAGCCCCACGGCATGGTATTTGGCGGCCAGCCCGGCCGAGATCGCAGGCCTGGAATATGCCTATCTCGAAGGCTCGGACGGTCCGCAAATCGACACACGCACGGGCTTCGACGTGGACGGCGTGGAAATCCGCGTTCGCCTCGATTGGGGCGCGGGCTGGCTCGATCATCGCGGCTGGTTCAAGAACGCGGGCGCTTGATCATGAGCGGCGCAGCGCGAAAGACGCCCGACGCCCTTCCTCTTCAGGAGCGGCGCGAGGCCATCGGGCAGGGGGCGGTGAATGCCGCCACCCGCACCGTAAACCTGACCTTCACAACGGGAGCCGCCGTCGAACGGCGGCGCTACACGGGCTGGGACAGCGCCACACCCTTCCGTGAAGAGCTGGTCGTTTCAGAAGGCGCGATCGACTTGGCGCGCCTCAACGCCGGCGCGCCTGTCCTCGATAGTCACCAAGCCTTCAGCACCGCCTCCCAAATCGCTGTGGTCGAGCGGGCATGGATCGCAGGCAATGAGGGACGCGCGACAGTTCGCTTTCCTGCTGAAGGCACGGACGCAGCAGCCGATCGGCTGTTCGGCCTGGTCGCTCAGGGCATCATCCGAAACATTTCCGTCGGCTATCGCATCGACAAGCTGCGCGTCGTCCCGGCGTCGAAGGAGACGATCGAACGTCACGTTGTCGAGAGATGGACGCCGCTTGAGCTGTCCTTCGTCACCGTTCCAGCCGATCCCGGCGCTCAGGTCCGATCCCTACGCTCCGGCGAGCCCGTCTTTCCGGTCGAGATCGCGCGCGAAGGCATGTCGGCCGCGTCAACGGCCGCAATCATTCGAATGCGCCAACGCGCGATCGACATCGGACTGTTCGGAACGACGTGATCGGCGCGCGCAACCCAAGGTTCTCCGGGGGCAGGCCCAGGCTGGGGGTAACGCGCGACCGCGATGTGTCTGTAGGTGCGAAGGCTCGCCAACGCTCCACCACAAAGTCATTCGGAAGGAAGGCAAATGGCAATGACCGCAAAGCTTTGGTCGATCAATGCCGCCGCGACGGAATTGGGCAAAGACCGCCGCACGGTCGCCAAGGCGTTGGACGGCGTGCCGGCCGATGGGCGGATCGGCGTGCGGCCGGCTTGGCTGCTTTCGACAATTATCGCCGCGATGAACGCAGGCGCCAGCGCGCCGCCTGGCCAGCTTGATCCGGCGCACGAGCGGGCGCGAAAGGACAGGGCCTTGGCTGACAGGACCGAAATGGAAAACGACGTGCGCCGAGGCGAACTCGTGGCAATCGCCGATGTGATCCGACTCGTTGGCGACGACTACGGCCGCGTTCGGTCGCGCATCTTGTCGATCCCATCACGTTGCGCGCCACGCATCGCCGCCGAGAGAGACCCGGCGAAGGTGGCGGCGATGCTGCAAGACGAAATCAATCTCGCGCTTAGGGAGCTGAGCGCCGAAGAAAATTGGGGGTAAGCAGCCCATGCCAAAGCTTCATGAAATCTGCGAAATTACATGCAACGGCATCCACTATCGAGACTGGACGCAGGTCAACGTCAAACGGTCGTTTGGAGCGGAATGGGCCGCTGAATTTCAGGTTTCTGTCGTCGAGATGAGCGATCGCGCTCGCGGCTGGAATGGCTTGAAGCTGAAGCCGGGCGACGCGGTGGGCGTGACCCTCGGGGGCAAGCTCGCCGTCACCGGCCTCGTTGATGTTCGGCAATCCGTCATCAACGCGCGTTCGCATGGCGTGCAAATTCAAGGGTGCTCAAACACCGTCGAATTGGTGCGATCGGCGGCAATTCTTGAGCCCGGATACTTCAAGAATTCCGCGTTCGACGCCATCGCACGTCGCGCGCTTCAACCATTTGGCATTCAGCTTCAGTGGAAAAACCCGCCGCCTGGCGCGAACCGCCCGTTCAAGCTGGCGCAGGTCTTCCATGGCGAGACGGTGTTTCAATTCCTTGAGCGGCTTGCGCGTCAGCGAGGAATTTTCATTGGCGACGACGCGAGCGGAAATCTCATCGCGGGCGCGATCGATCCTAATGCGGCGCCCGCCGCAGTCCTTGAAGAAGGGCGCAATATTCTTGAGGCGCGGGCGCTTATCCGGGATGACCTCGTGCATTCGAGAAGCATTGGCTTTGCTCAAAACTCCGGCTCCGACTCCGTTTGGGGAGCGGCGGCCTCGCAAATCAAGGCTACGGCTGAGAACCCGGCTGTCGGCCGCTATCGGCCTATGGTCATCATCGCCGAAGACCCAATGACGCAACGCGATTTGCAGGACCGTGTGGACCGGGAACAATCGCAGCGGATCGGCACATCGGTTCAATGTTCGATCACCGTGCAGGGGTGGCACAAGCCGAGCGGCGAACTCTGGGAACCGGGTGAGATTCTGACGGTCAAGGCTCCGTCGCTTTTCCCGAATCCTGGCGGGATGCAATCACTCGCTGTTCAGACGGCCACCTATGCCCAAGACCCGACCGGCGGGACGACAACCATGCTGGACATGGTTCTGCCGCAAGCGCTTGCAAGTCACGGCATGGGGCTACCTAAGGGCGGCTCGCCGAATCTGTTCGAGCCCGGCAACCAGCCGGCAAGGCCGGATTGATGGCCGAGTTGAATGAGCCAACGCCTGGGGGACCAGCCGGGGGACCGTCGAAAGACAAAACGGAGAAAGTTCCGCAATTTCATATGGATATAAGAAAAAATGGTCGGAGTGAGAGGATTCGAACCTCCGACCCCCTCGTCCCGAACGAGGTGCGCTACCAGGCTGCGCTACACTCCGATCCGACCGGCCCGGCTTGCGCCCGGCGGCTGTCTGGTGGGCGTTCTATAACGGCGCGCGGCCTGCGGAGCAAGCCCGAAGTGCAGCGACGCGCGCGGCGCGACGCATTGCGGCGGCGCGTCATGCTCCACCGACGCCTGGACTGTCGAAGACGCTTTCTTTTCAGTCCCCTACTCTGCCTGCCTCATTCGGGCGACCGCCTTCGCCGGCAAAGCCGTGACGACGATTAGCGCTGGCGCTCGCGCTTTCCGGCCGCCGCGCGCCTCGCCGCACAGCGCGTTTTGCCGCGCAGAGAATCGTTGCGGCGCGCCCGGCCGCCGATTATGGTCCGCCGCGCGCGGCCGCAGGGCCAGCGCCGTTGGGGCGTCGCCAAGCGGTAAGGCAGCGGATTTTGATTCCGCCATACGGAGGTTCGAATCCTCCCGCCCCAGCCACGCATTCCTCAAATCCGCGGATAGAGCGAGCTTGCCCACTGAGGCCGGCGTTCTGCGGGGCTTTGAGGAGGCGGAGACGGCAGACCCGTCTCTCGAAGGCTTTCGACGCCGATTTCGGGTCCCGGTCTGCAATAGCGGCTTCGGCGTCTCCGGAATGTGACGGCCACCGCGGTCAAGGCCGGTTCGCGCCATGGCTGAACCGGTTCAGAGCCGCGATCCGGCGAAGCGACCGGGCGATGTTGACGAAGACGCTTCAGAAGTCGACGAGCTTTTCCTGCTCCGCCCAACCGAATGGCAGATGACGGGCGAGCCGCCGGACAGCCATGCCGGCCGGAGCGCGGCCTGCAGCGAGGGCCTCGACCATGCGCGGGGACAGATAGGCAAGCGTCGCCAGGAAACGCACATGGCGCTCAGCGAGATTTTCGCGGGCGGCGATCGCAGCAAAGTCGATCGATGGTTCTCTGAGGATCGCTTCGATCCAGCCCCGCGATCTGGCGATGGCCGTCAGCAAGGAGATGCGCGCTGCGTCGTCCATGGGGGCGCAGCGTGGCTGCGGGGCGTAAGCGACGCCTTTCAACGGCCTTGAAGACGGCTTGAATGGAATGCTGAGCGTGGGGATGTGCGACGCCTCGACCGCGTCGTTCTCGTGGGGCGGAGTTACCATCTCGATGCGATCGCGATGGATCGTTGCGGACTGCAGAAGCTGGCCGAGCAACAGCCTACCGTCTCTGGCGTCGCAAATTTCGATCTGCCCCGCACTCTGCCCGACGATCCGCTCCATATTGGCCCGCAGCGCTTCGGCGATCAGCGCCTCGACCTCCGGCGCCGCGACGCGCGCGATGGAGCCCGCATCGGCCTTGCGCCCCTGCAGCAGCGCCTGCGACGTGTAGTAGCGGTAGCGGACGCCTTCCTTGTTGGCGTGGGTCGGCGACATGAGGTTGCCCCGGTCGTCGAACAACTTGCCCGTGAGCAGATGCGGAGACTGCCGGCGCGCCAGCTTCCGGGTGACCGCCTGATCGTTGAGCTTGGCCTGAACCGCCTCGAACAGGTCCCGATCAAGAATGGGCTCATGCTCGCCTTGGTGGACCTCGCCGCGATAAACGACCTCACCGACATAGAAGCGGTTCTTCAGGAGGTGGGCGAGCGGCCCGACCCGATAACAGTTGGCCTGAATGGTTTTGCCATTGGTAAGCTGCCGGGGCTTTGGCTTCCGTCCGCTGGAATTCAGCTTCGCGGCAAGCGCTCCAATCGACCCGAGCGCGAGATAACGGCAAAAGATGCGCCGGACGAGTTCAGCCTCCTCCGGAACGACCTCCAGCTTCTTGTCCCGGCTGCGATAGCCGAGCGGCACGGGCCCGCCGACCCAGAGCCCCTTGCGCTTGGAGGCCGCGATCTTGTCGCGCACGCGCTCGCCGATCACCTCGCGTTCGAACTGGGCGAAGGACAGGAGGACGTTGAGCGTGAGCCGCCCCATGCTCGACGTCGTGTTGAAGCTCTGTGTCACCGAGACGAAGGAGACGTCGTGCTCGTCGAAGAGTTCAACCAGCTTGGCGAAGTCGGCGAGCGAACGGGTGAGGCGATCGACCTTGTAGACGACGATGATATCGACTTGGCGCGCCCGAACTCGGTTGAGCAGGTCCTGCAGGGCAGGGCGATCAAGGGAGGCCCCCGACAGGCCGCCGTCGTCGAAACGGCCGCGCACGAGCGTCCAGCCCTCATGCGCCTGGCTCTTGATATAAGCCTCGCAAGCCTCCCTCTGGGCGTCGAGGGAATTGAAGGCGAGATCGAGATTATGCTCGGTCGACTTGCGCGTGTAGATGGCGCAGCGCTGGCGCTTGGGAGGCGCGTGCTTCACGGGCGATCTCCCGAGGCACGGACGGGCGGGCGCAGGCTGGAGCGGCGGCCAGGACGACGCTTTCCGCGAACGTCGTCAGCGGATGCGGACGTCGCTTCCGGCGCGTCTGTGACCGGCCTCCGGTCCGCATCAGAACTCTCGCCCTGCCCTTCGGCCCGCTGTTTTGATCGTAGGCCGAAGAAGCGCGGGCCGTTCCAGCTCACCCCGGTGATCTTGCGGGCGATGGTCGAGAGGCTGGCGTAGGTCTCGCCCCGCCAGCAGAACCCGCCCGGCGTGACCATGACTTCATGCAGCACGCCCTTGTGCTCGCGCACGATGACGGAGCCCGCCTTCACCTGCCGCGGCGGCTCGACTCCGGGTTTTGACAGCGAACGCAGCAGGCGGGCGGTCGTCGGACTCAATCCGCCATGAACCTGCTCCTGCAGCCGGCAGCAGATCGCGCGCGCCAGCAGATCCTTCGAGAAGGCGGGCGGCGGCTCTGACCCGAAAGCCAGTCGCCACTCGAAGCGCAGAGCGCCGACATGCATCGCGCCGATGCGCGCGATCGCCTGCTCGATATCGCACGCCGACGTCGGTTGCTCCGGGGCCACCGGCTTTGCCGCCGGCCGCCCCCTTCGTGCGCGGGGCGCCATGATCAGGCCGCCGTCGTCGCGGCAGCGATGTGGTAGACCGACGCTTCGCCATCCGCCCTCGACCGCTCCACTGAACCCGCGCTTGCGCAATCCCGTCAGCGCGGCGCGCGTCGTATGCGGCAGCCAGCCGGTGGCGTCGACGAGCGCACCAAGCGTAGCTCCGCTTTTCGCCGAGAGCATTCCGATCACCAGCGCCTGCTTCGAGCCCGGGCGCGGCGGCTGCGCCCCCTGGTCGGAAGCCTCGCGAGCGGCTCCGCCAGCCCCATCCTTCGCATTCGGCTGTAGCGCCTCTGCGTCTGACGCCATGTGCGCCGCCTTGCGCGACGGTCCGCTCTCGCGCGGCGACGCCCCTGCCCGACCTGTCGCCTTGTTCGGCGCCTCAGGCGGGGACGACGCGACGACCGGCGCAGCCACCTTCCGGACGGGCGCGGCGGGAGGGGCCTGTTTCCGCCTTCCCTTCAATCTAGATCGTTCGCCGATCATGTTGGATCGTAACCTGCGGCGTTGAAGTAGTTCCTGCATTCGTCAGGCCTGAAGAGATCGAGGAGGCGGCCGATGGCATCCCAAAGGCCGCTGATTGTTCGCTCGGCGGTCTTGCGCAACAGCGCCTTGAGTTTTGAGAAGGCCATCTCGATAGGGTTGAAGTCGGGGCTATAGGGCGGCAGGTAGTGAAGTTCGCATCCTGCCGCTTCGATCAGTTGGCGCACCTTGGGGCCTTTGTGGCTCGATAGATTGTCCATGACGACGATGGCCCTGGCCGGCAGTTCAGGGATCAGGGGACTGTCAGGAATTTTGTGTGCGGGGCCATAGTGACGCTGATGGGGGGCGCATATGGCGATCAAGAAGAACACCCTGGACGATTTGCTGGCGGGGCGCGACCCTCGGGCGGTTTTCTCCAAGGACGGCCTGTTCGACGAGTTGAAGAAGGCGCTTGCCGAACGCGTTCTGAA